AGCATTGATTAGGTTAGAAGCGTTGTAAGCATCAGATGCGTTTGTAGATGTACCTACACGAATCTGTGTTCCACCGGGCTCAACAAAGTTAGTCTTTGTGATTGGGTGTGCTTTACGAGCTGATTTTGTAATCGCTCTAAAGATCTTTCTGTCATACTTTTCTGCAAGAGCATAACCGATCTTTCTTGAGATCTCTCCTCTCAAGTCATAGTGTGCTAGTGTCTCGTCTAGCTCATAAACAAATGCAGAACTGATGAGTAGGTCATCAACTGTAATTGTTTTTTCAGCTACTGGAGGTGCTCCATCGGAGTTACCTAGTATGCTGTTTCCGGGAGTATGATACTCGGCGGATGTTCTACCTGTGTAGATGAACTGAAGTGACTTACCAGAAGTAAGTGTTCTTTTCATTACAAGGTCACGGGCTATAGTGTTTCTCTGGAAGCCTTTGAACATCTCACCTGAGAACAACTTTAAATAAAGGGCTCTCCTATTTTCGGTAGTAGTAGAGACACCATTATTAGCACCCGGTACGGTTAACGGAGCTAGTTGGCTAGCACCTGATTGTTGTTGTGCCATTTCTAAGAATGATATTGGTTTACGTTTCTCAGATCTGAAATTTTTTTGGCCATTTTTTTGTGGTCTATCCCACCGTCTAGACGGCTCAAGGTATCTGCCTTAGCAGGCTCTCGCCAATAGAGATGGGAGGACTTGAACCTCCCTGTACGGCCTTAACCGATTACTCTTGTGTACTTGATGCCACGATATACGTAGGTTACAGTCATTGTACTCTCCATATACCAAGCCCCGTTCCATGCTTGGGTGTCATGCGTCCCTATCGGGATGAACGGACGGATAGTTTCTTCCGTCTTTTGTGATTATAATTAATCCTTTTACTACTTGTCTTAGTTCTATTGAACTTGGCCTTCTCGCCTTTAGACATCTCACCTGTAGTCTTAGGTGTTTTGGATGACACACGTCTAGATGGTCTGCAAGCTGGGTAGCCTTTACGCTTCTCACCTTTCTGTCTGCCACAGGGCTTACCAGTTTTGGTGTCAACCCATTTCTCTTGGACCCCTCTACGTAAGCTCATCTTCTTTTCTTTTTAGTGTAGCCGGGTGATGTTCTCTTTCCCCCCCCGGATTTGACCTGACCCTTACATACCTTAACAGCGTATGCGTTTGCGTATGCAGAGGGGTAGACCTTGAACTTTCTTTTAGCAGCTGCCTTGCCACGTGGACATAATTTACCCATTAGCGTTTCTTACCTCCATGGCTACAGCCACACTTCTTACCTTTTTTGTGTGCCATTACAGAAATCCTTTACCTGTTACATCATTGAGCAAATTACTCTTTCGTCTTCGACTTTCGCTTCTACTACCAGATGTTTTATCTATAATATTTATAGCTTTATTTAGTTCTTGTTCTGAAACAAAGGGTATATCCTCTATTTTTTTAACAAAACCTTTAGCTAGTTTGATAGGTTTCTTACTACCTTTGGACTCAGTAATCCTCATTCTGCCTTTTTCATCAGGCTCGTGGTATGTTTTCATTAGCATTTCCATCTGCGTAGGGCAAGTGCCTTTCGTGTAGGCTTGCCGTTTGGTTTTTTGAGTGGGCCTTTCATGCCAGACATGCGAGCACAAAATGACCTCTTTCTAGCCCCTCCTCCGGGCTGTGGAGCTTTGAGATTAGAGCCAGTGGCACGATTGTACTTGGCTCTACCCTTAGCTGTCAGGCCGCCTTTGCGACTCTTCTCACCTCTTCCGAGAGACAGGCTTACTCCCTTTCGTTTTCTTTTTGCCATTTCTAAGTTTCTTGAAGTCAGCTCCTGTGATCTTATCTCGGGGTGGTGCTACTCTGGCGATCCTCATTTGACCGGCAGAATACTTCTTCTTACCAGCTGGCTTAGGCATTACAGGATACCGGGTATGATTTGTCCTGTAGTGATGTATGTGCCGATAGCGATTACAAATCCTAGCATTGCTAGTCTTCCGTTTAGCTCTTCAGCTGGATGCCATTTCTGGTTTTCGTGGTTGTGGTGTGTCATTTCTTTTTCTTTTTAGTGGTTTTCTTTTTCTTGAGCATGGCCAATCTTTCTTTCATGGTCATCTTTTTTTTCTTAGGCTTCATTCCGCCACCGTAATGTCCGGGCATAGTTAGAACTCCAAATCAGATCTGTCAAGTTTTTCAATTATGTCTTGTCTGTAAGCTGGATCTCTGTCGTAACGAGGATCATTCATCGCTGCGACTAGCTCTTGCTGACTGCGGAAGACATCACCGCTTTTGGTTGGTGCTTTACCTGTAACCATTCTACCTTCAACTCCGTTTGCTGCATCGTATTCTGCCTTGAGTCCTGAGACTGCTAGCTTGATAGCTTCAATGCTACCAGTTTCTACGACCTGATCGAACGCAGAGATTGCAGATTTGTCAAGATTACTCTTAGACCAATTTATTATATTTGCGTAAGCCTGTTCACCACCCGCTGAGTTTTTGATCTGATTAATGTCAGAGTCAGTTATTGCAGGGGCTGGTTCAGCATTTACTTGTTGTTGATACTGTGGATCAGATTGTACTTCTAGATAAGCCTTGATTAGATCTTGGCTAGACATAGAAGAGAACTTCTGTAGAGTATCGTCCGATAACTTGTTACCGTTATCAAAATATTCTTTACTAGCATCAGTAATGAGCGTAGCACCTTCGGAGAGTTTGGGTTTCTCCTCGGGTTGCTCCTCTGCACTAGCTGTTTCTTCACCTTCACCTAATTTCTTTTGTAACTCTACGTAAGCTTTTTCTAGCTCTTGAGCATCCTTGTACTTACCAGCATAGAGCTTCTCTTCTTGTTGAGATAGCTGTTCTCCAACTTTAAGAGAGTCTTGCTCCTCTGGTGTAAGGTTGTCAACTGTGGTTACGTTTTGTGGTTCTTGGTATGATAGTGTTTCTGCCATTATTTATTGTGGTGGTGTAAATTGTTCAATGGCTGCTTGTGCCTGTTCAGCTAGCTGTGGATTCTTTGCTGGATCCATCAGTGGTGTGCCAGCTAACTGACCGGCTTGGTTAACAAGAGACTGGTTTGCTGCATCTGCCTGAGCCTGAGCCTGCATTTCCTGTAGTTGCTCTGCTGTGCGTACAAGATTTAGTATGTCTATACCTTGTGCAGCTGCTAATCGTTTGATAGCTTCAGAAGGATCTATGTACTTCATGAGAGCCTCTGGGCCTAGTGTCTGACCAACAGTAGCCACAAATCTAGTAAGAGCTTCGTTATCCTGACCTCTGCCTAGACTATTGATACCAGCTACTATCTTGGGTCTTACCAACTCCTTTGGTAACTTAGGTATCTGATTACTACGCTGTAATATCAGCATAGTTCTGTTTAAATATGGTATGAGAAACTCAACCGTAAGCAGGCTAAACAAGCCACCCAACGATTGTTCTAACTCTAGCTGTGTAAGGCGTACCTCCTCAGCTGTAACTCTTTCTGCGTTCCTGATGTTCATAACCAAGAAAGCTTCAAGTATTCTTCTTTCTATTTGCTGCGATAACTGTGCAGCTGTAGCAAAGTCTGCTGTCTTACCGACTTGCACGACTCCTACGTCTTCTGGTCTACCCTGTATGATAGCTCCGTTGCCAGCTTTGGCAAGTGTTCCGGGCTTAGTTGTAGCAGATGGTGATACAAGAAATACAACTTTACTTGCAACACTCGCACCTTCTACGAGAGCTTGAGACAACCCATCGAGGCTCCTTAGATCCCCAATGAACTCTTCTACTCTACCACGTCCGTAATCTTCTCCGTCTACTGTATTGAATCGAAGCACTAACCATGGAGAGGCGTTTTTGGGTGCTGTGCTCTGGCTTCCGGCTAGTATCATGTCGTCTACCTCCTGATGCCACCTCCAGCTACCACTACTCTCGTCCATCTTAACACAGGTGTATACCTCAGCGTCGTCTTCTCCAGCACCATATTCTGAGTCACTGTTAACTTCATCGTTAGGTGTAGGCGGTGCAATACCTAGTACCTTACGGCTTACCATTTCTTTGGTAATTATCTCTATAACGTTACCATTACCATCTCGTTCTACTACATATCTGTTCAATGGATAGTGCTTTAGACCATCCTTACCCATGAATATCAGGGCATTACCAGATACGATAAGATGCTTTAGTGCTTGGTGTAGTACAACTCTGTCGTTTGATGCTGCTATGTAATCCATAATCAATCTCTCTATCTTTGAGAATGATAGATCCATTTCGCTTTTCATCGAGGGATCGAGTTGCTCACCCAGCTTGTCTTCTCTTACCTGTAGTTTGAAGAAGGCTGTCTGTGGTGGTAGTATTGCTAGCATAAGTTTTGCTGCAAGTGTAACCACTGCCTTTGCTCCTACTGACTGGTAGGGTTGGAGTAGAGTTCTTTTGCCGGTTGCATCGTCATCTTGTCTGACGAGATAAGGTAAGGTAAGTTCTGAACACTCTACTGCTGTGTCGAGAAACTGAGTTCTACCTGATGACAGCATAGAGTATTTAGTCCTTGCCTTATACATTCAATCCTCCTGACTCAGAGCCGGTTTCTCCACCGCCTGTTCCTAGATTGATTTTGAGAGCATCTGTGCCTGTTCTCTGGGCAGTCCCTTTGGGATCTCTTTTAGCTGTTGTACCATACTCAACGCCTGCTACCTCATCTGGATCTAGTAGCTCCTTTTTACTAGGTAGTCTGCTAGCCTGAGTTAGGTCAGGGTTTCTTGGTTGAATAGGTTGTGGTGCAGGGGCTGCCGGTGCTGGCGGCCTTGATCTAAATATGCACATCGTCGTTTAGTATTGATTTAATATATTGTACGACCGACTCTTGGCCGGCCCTGTACATAATGGAGGCTAACTCCTCCTTGGGGTGGACTGGATGCCAAGCGAACTTAGATTCCAGATCCTCTACAAGCTTCTCGAGTTTCTCTGAATAAAACTTAAGCGTATTGTGGGAGGTTTGTATTTGCATGTTCAAAGAACGCTGGCATGCGAGCTGCTTTTGTGTCAGCAAACTGTGGTGCTTTGCCTTCATACATCAGCCGGTCGCTCGCATCCAGCCAAAATGATTTGTCTAGGTGTTTGTCCGGTGAAGTTTTTAGGGGTTGTAGTACCCAAGATATAGTTGCCTTCCGAAGCTTATCCAAACTAGGGCTAGGACGAAGACCAAGCTCGGCACAAACCAAGCTATTAGTCGCCACGTGAATCTGTTCGTCTCTGGATATATCAGCTGATACTGTTCTAAGA